TGCAAGATACTGAATATATGACACTCGGCATGTGGGTGGACTACATCATCGAGTGGAATGAGATGCACAAGGATTCCGGCAAGGTAGACAAAAAGACCGGTGAAAGAGTGACATCTCGAAGGGCTAATCAAGCCGATTTTGATGCATTTTAGGAGGTGAAATGAGTGGCTGGAACAATTAAAGGAATCACAATTCAGATCGGTGCTGATACCACGAAGCTGTCCAGCGCTCTGAATTCCGCCAACAGAGCAATTAAACAGACGCAGACAGAGCTGAAAAACGTGGAAAAGGCTCTCAAGGTCAATCCCACGAATATTGATCTCTTAAGAGATAAGCAGGGGCTTCTGAATGATAAGATCGCGGACACCAAGACGAAGCTGGATGCGATGAAGCAGGCACAGGCTCAGCTTGATTCTCAGGGAGTAGATAAGAATTCCAGGGAATATCGAGAGCTCCAGACACAGATTGACCTGTGCGAGCAGGAGCTTAAGGATCTCAACAAAGAATCAAAGAATTTCGGATCAGCCGGAGCTCAGGCGGTCGCTGCAGTGGGCGAGAAGCTCAAGGATGTAGGAGCGAAGATCTCCGAGGTGGGGCAGAATCTGACCACTCATGTCACGCTTCCTCTGGTAGCTGTCGGCTCTGTCGGTGTCGCTAAGTTTGCAGAGGTTGACAAGACCATGCAGCTGACCAATGCCACCATGGGCAACACTGAGGAGCAGGCAAATCTTCTCAATCAGGCGATGAAAGATGCTGCAGCGAATTCCACCTTTGGAATGAATGATGCGGCAACAGCAACGCTGAATTTCGCTCGTGCCGGTCTTACGGCTGAGCAGGCGGCAGCAGCTCTGGCTCCTTCCATGAATCTGGCAGCAGGCGAAGGTGGAGATCTGGACACAGTATCTGCCGGACTTGTGGCCACAATCAATGGATTCCATGGAAGCTTTGATGATGCGGCCAAATATGCAGATGTTTTCGCCAATGCCTGCAATAATTCGGCATTGGATGTGGACAGCTTATCAAGCGCAATGTCTGTGGCTGCACCTATTTTCTCGGCTGCAGGTTACACAGTAAATGATGCCGCTCTCTATATGGGAGTTATGGCCAACAACGGAATTGATGCAGACAAGGCGGCTAATTCATTAAAGACCGGACTTGCAAGGCTGGTGTCTCCGGCCAAGGAAGGTGCTGAGATGATGGAGCAGCTCGGAATTTCTGTCACCAATTCTGATGGATCGATGAAGGATTCTGTGACAATCCAGAAAGAGCTTCATGATGCTTTTGGCCAGCTGTCTGAATCAGAACAGATCGCAGCGGCTTCCGCTATCTTCGGAAAGAATCAGATGGCTCCATGGCTGGCTCTCATCAATTCGGCTCCAGGTGATGTTTCCGAGCTCTCCAAGGCATTGGAGACAGAAGGCACAACAGCAGAGATGTCCCAGGCGATGATGTCCGGATTCGGTGGATCCATTGAGAAGCTCAAGAGCTCCATCGATGTTGCGGCAACATCCCTGGGCGAAGCTTTGGCTCCTACGATCCAGAAGGTAGCCGATGCCATTCAGAAGGCTGTGGATTGGTTCAACAGCTTATCTGATGAGCAGAAGGAAATGATTGCAAAGGTCGGACTTGTGGTGGCTGCCATCGGTCCGCTTTTGATTATTGTGGGCAAGGTCATCTCCCTGATCGGCACGATCATGACCTTGGCTCCGGCACTTGGCACAGCAATCTCTGTGATGACAGGCCCGATCGGACTTGTGATCGCTGCCATTGCGGCGGTCATCGCAATCGGTGTGGCTCTATATAAGAATTGGGACACCATCAAGGCGAAAGCTGAGGAGATCGGCAAGGCCATCAAAGAGAAATGGGAGAACATGAAGCAGGCTGTTTCTGAGAAGGTCACAGCCATGAAGGAAGCGGTCACTGAGAAATGGAACAACATGAAATCAGCGATTGCCAATTCCGCAATAGGTCAGACGGTTGGCACCGTATGGCAGGCGGCAAAGGACACCATGAGCGAGAAGCTCAACAATATGCGCACGGCTTATGACCAGCACGGCGGAGGATTGAAGGGTGCTGTTGCGGCTACCATGGAGGGCATCAAAGGCTACTACACAGCCGGATTCACTTTCGTGGATAACTTGACCGGTGGAAAGCTCTCCAATGTGCTGAACACAGTCAAGACCAAGATGGAAGATGTGAAAAACAATGTCTCTGAGAAGCTTGAGAATGTAAAGGCTCACTTCAATGAGAAGCTCTCTGCAGCTCTCTCGACAGCGACAACAAAATTCACGAACATCAAGACCAATGTGCAGACCAAGATGGACGATGTCAAGAATGATGTCAGCACCAAGCTTGAGAATGTGAAAACATTCTTTTCAACGAAGATGGCCACGGCGGCCAGCACGGTCTCCACGAAGATGGTTGAGATCAAGGGGCATTTCCAGAATAAGATGGAGGATGCCAAGACAAATGTGAGCCAGAAGCTCGAATCAATCAAGGGATTTTTCTCTGAAAAGCTCGGTTCTATTGCAAGCACGGTGTCATCCAAGATGCAGGAGATCAAAAACAGCTTTACATCGAAGATCCAGGAGGCGCATGATACCATCTCCGGAATCATCGAGAAGATCAAGAAGCTTTTCGATATTAGCTTGAAGCTGGACATCAAGCTCCCTCACATCTCTGTGAGTGGTGGTGAAGCTCCTTATGGTATCGGTGGAAAAGGTTCGCTCCCTAGCTTCTCTGTGGAATGGTATGACAAAGGTGGTATTTTTGACCGTCCTTCCATCATCGGTGTAGGCGAGAAGCGTCCCGAGTTTGTTGGAGCTCTGGATGATCTGAGGCAGATCGTGAGAGAGGAATCCGGTGCAGGAGCTTCCGCACAGCTTCTCTCTCAGATGGTTAGTCTTATGAGCCAGCTTGTAGATCAGGGCATGAAGCCGATCACAGTCAATCAGACCATCAATGCCAACGAGACAAGCTATTCCGAACAGCAGAAGGCAGCAGCCTATGAATTCAAACAGATTGCGAGGGCGCTGACATGAAACAGTATGAATCATTGAAATATGTCAATTCCAGAGGTGAGAGCATCACCTTTGGAATTGGCTCAAAATACCATGTGAATGTCCAGAAGGATGTCTCTGGCATCTCGGACATCACAAACACAATTTATTCCACCGGATCCATGGGACAGCACGGTGACACACTCGTGGGCAACAGAATCGAGCCTCGTGACATCGAGATCACCGGCAAGATCCAAGATCCGGACAAGGACACACAGCTGAGGCTGAGAAGAGAAGCGGTTAGGATCCTCAATCCGGATCTCCTGGGCACGCTCTACTATCAGTATGGCGATTATATCAAGAAAATAGGTGCAAAAGCCAAGGAAACTCCTCGATTTTCGCATCCGAATATCTCCGAAGAGTTTTCCATCCTCTTCCGATGCCTGGATCCATTCTGGAGAGATGAGGCAGAGGTCAGAGAAGAGGTTGCCACATGGGTTGGCGATTGGGAATTCCCTTGTGAGATTGACAAGGATGATCCGCAGGATATGATCTTCGGGCATCATGAGGAATCCGTCATCGTAACAGTTTACAATGCCGGACACATCGCCACAGGAATGCGAATTGTTTTCAGAGCTCTTGGAGAGCTCCAAAATCCTCAGCTTTTCAACGTGGCCACAAGAGAATACATGAAGCTCAATTATACGATGCAGGGCGGAGATGTGATCACAATCGATACCAGCTATGGGGCGAAGAGCATCATCCTCACCAGAAACGGTGTGGAGACCAACATCTACAGATACATGGATGTTGATTCGACATTCCTGCAGCTGGACATCGGTGACAATATATTCCGCTATGATGCAGATGATGGGCTTTCTAATCTTGAAGTCACAGTGTACTTCGCGCAGAAGTATCTGGGGGTATAGCCTATGGATGTGAGAGTTTTTGACAAGGAACTGAATGCCCTGGGCCTCATCGATGAGATGACAAGTCTCATCTGGACGATCAAATACTTCTCTGTGGGCGAGGTCAAGCTTCTTGCCCCTATGACAGAAAACAACAGAGAGCTCCTGCAGGTTGGCAATATCCTTGTGAAGCATGATGAATATATTGATTATGTGGATGAGGATGAGAACACCTGGAGGAGAGGAGCTGAGATCAATTATGTGAGATATGCCAAGGATGAAAAGGGCCAGGAGCAGATTGAAGCTCGTGGCTCTATTATTTCATCGTGGCTGAATCAGAGAGTGATCAATCCACAGATTCAGCTCACCGGCACCTGCCAGCAGATCGTCAACAAGCTCATCGAGAGGAATATCGGCTCCGGAGCAACAGCTTCGAGGAAATTTCCTCAGCTCGTGATGCTCGCCCAGGAAGATCTGGGAGGAGCTTCCACAGAATACTCCAATGAAGAGCTCAAAGCTCTTGGAGATGAGGTCAGAGATGTATGCCAGCAGGGCAAGATCGGATATGATCTTTTGATCTGCGAGAGGCTCAAGCAATTCGGATTCTATCTTTATGATGGAAAGAATCTGACATCGGGCAACACAGATGGAAATCCGCCTTGTATCTTCTCAAGGGATTTCGACAATGTGAATGAGCAGGAATATGAGGATGACACCTCAAATGTAAAGAATCACGCTTTTGTGAGAGGTGCTGCAGATTCCAACAATAAGCAGGAGGTTGTCGAGGTCGATGAGGATGGTGCTTCCGGATATGAGCTGATGGAGGTGCTCATCGATGCATCAGACATCCAGCGCACGGCTGAGAATAGCCAGGGAGAGCAGCAGGACATTCCTGTTGCAACATACAGAGCTATGCTGGCCACAAGAGGCAACACGGAGCTGGCTCAGAGAATAGAAAACTATACTTTCAACAGCTCCATCAATGTGATGAGCAATCTGAGATATAAAGAGGATTTTGACCTGGGCGATCGTGTGACCTGCATCGAAAAACGATGGGGAATCACAATCAATTCCAGGATCACAGCGATAACACAGACATTCGAGAGCGGAAAAGTGCTGATCGAGGCCACATTCGGAGAATCAGCTCCCACTCTTCTGGATAAGATTAAGAAAGCGAGGTGAAAAGAGTGGCTAATTATTTACCATTCAACAGCATTGACCATGATCGTGTCTATAAGGCAGAGGATTGGGCATGGTATTTCTCCACTTTCATCGGAAATGGTGTCTTTCCTAAGCCTACAAATGGGCTGATGGTTATGGCCAACGGAGCGATGAATGTGGCGGTCAAAGCCGGATTCGGATTCATCAATGGCTATGCCTTCCGCAATCAGGACGATCATGTGATCACAATCGCCATCGGAGATGGCTCCCTGGGACGAATCGACAGAGTTGTCCTCAGATGGGATCTCACCAACAGACAGATGGTGCTGGATGTTCTCCAGGGCACTCCTTCGGCTGATCCTCAGCCGGTGGCACTGACGAGGACAGCAGACACCTATGAGCTGGCTCTTGCGGATATATCCGTGACAAAGGGCATGACAACAATCTCACAGGCGAATATCACAGACAGACGCACCAACACAGATCTCTGCGGAATCGTAGAGGGAACAGTCAGCCAGATCGATTGGGCAACTCTTGTGGCTCAGCTGGATGCATTCATGGCCGACTATAAGCAGCAGGTGTCTGATGATTATGATGCCTATGTTGAGGACATTGAGACCTATGAGGCAGCATTCAAGGCAGCTCTTGAGGGCTGGGAGGCTGATGAGAAGCAGAGCTTTGAGGATTGGTGGGATGATGTGAAGGATCTTCTTGATCCTGAGCCTGCCGGACAGCTCGCTCTGGCCATCCAGAGACTGAGAGCTCAGATCGGCATCCCTGATGTCTATGATCCTGAGAGGATCTATGAGCCGAAAGAATACTGCATCTATGACAACACACTGCAGAAGTGCACCACAGAGACAATCGGTGGAGGCTTTGATGCAGGCTATTGGAGAGCTACCACAGTGATCAAAGAGATCGAGCTCTCCGTGGCAGAGGCACAGGAAGCGATGAAGGCTGAGATGGCCAAGGGCTCCCTGGCGATTGATTCCGGGCTTGCGATCAATAATTCTGGCGACAGATTGATCGTGAATGAAGATGGTGACCTTCTGGCTGTGCGCCAGACAATAAAATTCAATTACGCATAAGGAGGATGAACGAATGGCGGACTTGAGACTTTCACAGATGGGACAAGTCAGCTCTCCCATCAACAGAGCTGTCCAGAATATGCTTCTGGACAATGAAGCTGACGCAAATTCCCACAGAGCTCTTTTGACACAGATTTTCGGATCCGGATCGGGTGCGGCCAACAGGCTTGCATTCAGAGAAGAGATCACTGAGATCACAGAAGAGATGTGGGACAGCATCGGAGATGGATCCTTTGATGCAGTCCATGTCGGAATGCATTACACAGCACCATCTGGCAGAAAATACTTCTTTGCTGATGCAGATTATTTCTTCGGGCATGGTGACACAGAGATGACTGATCACCACATGCTTGTCATCGAAGATGAATGCCAGGGCACAGCTCAGCATCAGACAACGAATGTGACCACAGGAGGAGCAACAAGCTCCCTGATCTACACCACTTATCTCCCTGCTCATCAGAGTGAGCTTGAGGCGGACTTTGGCGCGGATCACATTCTTGAGGCAAGACTTCTCCTCTCGAATGCCGTGGCCAACGGAATGCCTTCCGGCTGGGCTTGGATCGGAAAGAAGAGCTTCCTCATGAATATGC